GCTTACGTATTGTTTCAATATATTCTAATAGGGTTGACATACTATTCTCCGATAAATTATTTATCTTTATTTTTTAAGTTCTGGCTTATGAGATTGAGTATGGCATTGCGGTCAGTGTTTAATTCACCGTTGGGTTCTGGGTTATCGTCTTGCTTTTGCGTCTGTGCTAACTTAGCTGCCTTGAGTTGCAGGTCAATCATCTTGAGCTTTTTGTCTAATTTAGCAGTTTTTGCTGCGATCGCATTACCCATCATGGTGCTGGCCACCTCAAAAACCTTACCTGCGTTACGGTCGTCCATGTTAAATCCCAGATCAATCAGCTTGTCAAAAGTATCCATGGCTTTTGCAGCGTACTCATCCAGTTCTCTATCCTCTGTATCCAGACCGCGTACCTGTGGTAGTGCCCTGTCAATACGGTCAGCAATATCCAGTGCGCTGTTCATATCCATGATAGCATCTGGTAAAGCCACTAAGGAGTTTTGTTCCACTAATGGCTGCTGATCTTCGTTAACGCTTTCAGATCTATCGGTATTCTGTGCTTCTACATTAAAGAAGTCTTCTAATTTTTGTGTCATCTTTTACGTGTTCTTTTAGCTGCTGGCTTGGCTTTTGGTTGCCAGTTATTGTATATATCTTCTTCAGTTAGTATTCTGAATTTCATACCGTGCTTCTGACACCAGGCGCGACACGCCTCCCACTTGGCCATATTCAACACCACTGCTGCTTTTTCCTGCTGGGACTTTGCCAGCTCCAATAAGCTCTGGTTTCTAGGCTTAACTTCTATAACTTCACTTATTTTATTTCCAGACTTGTCCTGATATGTTATCAAAAAATCTGGATAGTATGTAGTTTGTCTACCTGTGAATGGATTTATGTAAGGTATACGCAGGCTTTCGCTAGCCCAGCCTATCACCGCAGGATGTGTGTCACAGAATCTCATCACTGTGAGTTCCCATCCACTGCGATATTTGGGACTGTTATTGCCTATGTACCTGTCTGGATTAGTGGGAGTAAAAAATCCCTGTGTATAGTTATAAGCCATTATACCACCTGTTTGATAACTGAGGGTGGAATATTGTCTGGGTCCAGATAGCCTATCTGACTGCTATTTGTCCTGTATCTATTCAACTCATCATAGATCCGGTTGTCAAAACGTAAACCATTATTGTTGACGTATTGTAATATCTCATCCGTGCCTATTTTTAATTCTTCACTTATTCTATACAAGGTTGCTGCTAATTGTTTAGCCACATCCTGCTTAATTCCTTTGCCTAGCAGCTTACCATATAGTAGATCAAATTTAACTGTTTCAAATGACATAATATTATCCAGGGAAGTCGCCCAAAGCTGCATTATTTGCTCTGATCTCTGCGTCTGTTAGTTGTACGCCTTTGCTCTGTGCAGGAGATGCACCGGTTATTTCTGATTTTTCTTCGTAGGTTATGCTTTCGTATCTGACACTCAGTTGCCAGGTAATAGCTTCGCTGGCACTATAATCCAGTGTATCATGTTGTACGTCAATTATCTTTGGACGCCATAGTGTCACAGTGCTAGTTGCTTCTAGATTTTCTCTTTTTTCATCCGCGCCCCAGAATCTGGTGATGACTATTCTTTCTAATACAACATCTTTAGCGTTGTCCTGCATTTTTAATCCGAAACCATCAAAGCCAGTACGCATAACGTTTTTTGTCTCTGCGAAGCTATTAGATACTGTATTGAGATATTTGGTTAGAAATTTTTGGAATCTATTATCTAATGTATCATTGAAGCTGATACTGATAGGTTCAAAACTGATCTTGGTTGGCACTAATTGTCTGACATTCCAGGCATTAACCACTTCTGTATCAATACTATACTTGGGTAATTCAATCGTGCGCACACAATCAAATATATTTTTAGCTAATTCTCCATGCTGAGAACTGTAGAATTCTACTTTGAAAAGATACTTTAGGCGGGGCGCACGGGCCCCGCCTAATTTATACCAATTCATAGCGTCTGTTAAAGCTGCCATGTTTGATCAGTATCCTTATACTGCTTCTTGAACGCCAGAGTTGTTCAATAAACCACTAGTTAAGGCACCTGCATCAGTTGCGGAACTTTGTTCTTCACTGTGAATATCCGCAGCGTCATAACGAATTTGTAATGTAATCTGCATCACATCACTAGTTGCATAGTTGTTCTCACCGTAGTTCACGTTCTGAATAAAGCAGCCATTCAGGCTCCAGGTTTCAATAACAACACCAGGCTGGCTACCGTCTAATTGTTCAACAACTAAGCCGAACTTATAGTCTTTACCAGCTGCTGGTGCGGCTTGTAGGCCGTGGTTCAATTGTTTTTGTAATTGACTTGCCACGTGTCTGCTGACGCTGTTATTCATATCGTCACGTAGAGTAATTGTAATTGGTTCCCACGTGTGTTTAGCTGCAAGGTATGCTCTACTGTTGTAAGCATCCAGTGTAACTTCATCATGTGTCAAACTCGGGCGGGTAACACTGATCACGTTAGACGTGAAATCATTCGTACTACCTGCATTTCCAAAATTCAACATATTAACTCTGAATCTGTACTGGAGTTTCGGCATCATAATAGTGTTGCCACTAGTAGTCGGAACTCCGTATTGTGTTAAATCTGCCATGTGTGTAATCTCCTTAGGCTATGTTATTTATCAGGCTGATAACTCGCCTGTGTTGACTACACGAATTGGTATGTAGATAAACTCAACTGCTTTGATAGGTTCAATAGCAACGTCAATCCATAATTCGTTTCTGTCAATTCTGGCAGGGGTGTTGTTCGATTCATCACAAACAACGATATAGTCATACAATGCTCGCTTACTCAGCATGTCAGCAAGGAAGCTATCAAAGACCTGTTTAGCATTGGCTCTGGTTATCTTGTCGTTAACTTCAAAGATAAACGGGCGTGCCAGAGGGTCAAAGCGTTCACGCAAATATGCAACCAGACGAGCAACGTTAATTCTATCCAGTGCACTTGCAAACGGTTGCATAGTACGCTGACCGAATACGAACAAGCCTTGTCCAGGGAAACGAGCGATTGGGTTGATGCCCATTCTGCTGCCGTCACCGTATAGAACATCGCGCTGACCATTAGTCAATGCTACAGGAATAAATTCACCTTCGCCATTCACATAACCCACGTTGGTTGCGTTAGTAACAACACCACGTGTCAGACCTGCTGGTGGGAACCAAGGGTAAGATACCTGATCGTTATAAGCATATGTACGTAGAACAATGTGACTTGGTGGCACAACTACGTCATTACCGTCTAGGTCACTAGTAATAGCACTGGGGTAATAGCAAGCTGCCTGGCGGTTGGTAGTAACAATGCCATCTTCACCGTTAACTGTTGCCTTATTTCCACTCATCCAGTTTAACAATGTCTGAGCTTGAGGGGCTAGTCTGAAAGGAGTGTCAACAATAACGAAACCTGTCTCTTTGCGATCCACGTTCAGAGCAATCATTTCATCCAGTAATTCAGGATATGCTGGTGTAGCGATCAGTGTAAAATATGTCATTTCTTCACGGATCTGTGTATTTTCATTCACCGCGCTTTGCAATGCACGAACTACTGCCTTACGCTGTGCTTTACGGAACATGTAAGGGCTTCCGTCTTCTTGATTTCCACTAAATGTATTCCATGTGCCTGTTGCAGAATTATATTGCTTAACATTTCCTGTACTCACCATGCTGTTCCATAGTAACATGCCATCTGGGAACAATAATGGATCAGGAGTTTCTGCATCAACTGGACTTGCGCCGCCTGCGCCATTTGAAGTATCACCTGCGGTGGATGTCAAATCAGCAAACACCACACCATTAGGTGTAGTCTGGTCTTTAACGTCACGTTCTGTCCACTCTACGCCATCCCAGGCGAATATTCTTGGGTAATTTTCTGTATCACCACTGTCAATCCAGAAGTCACCTGCTGTGGGGCTATCTGGTTCTGTAGAATCAATAGTGACTGAACCAGATACTGGCTCCCATTGTCCATTGGCTTTGACATATAAGTCAGCTAATAGATCTGTGTTATACCATAATGTACCGTTGGGTGTAGCACCTACTGGCGCAGTGGTACTTGCTTCTTCGTTGATAGTAACCCAGTTGGAACCGTCATATACCTTGAACTGTACATTAGCAGCACCTGGACTAACTTGAGCAAACACTTTACCAGAAGTCAATGCTGCTGCATAACCTGCTGATGCAGCGGCAGTACTTGGGTACACAGGCGTTGTAATTGTAGACCATTGTCTAGAAGTAGCATTGTATCTTTTTAAGGAAATATTTAAACCATTATTTGGCGTTGTTGTTTTAATCCAGACGTCTCCTATTGCGTTGGCAACTGGGATCTGATAGTGCGGAGCAGCAAATACCGTGGCGTTTAAACCTACGTTAGTAAGAGGAGTCCAGGCCCCTGCTATTTTTTTATACGTCTGGTAACTGGAAACCACAGGAGTTACAACTACTGCATAGTCATCATTATTACCCAATGACGATAATGGCATCAAGCCAGTTCCACCAACTGTCTGATCCAGAGATTCCACCAGAATAGGTGTTCTGCTCTCCCACTGGCCTGATGCATTGGATTCAAAAATACCCCAGGTTGTAGATGCAGTATCAAACCATACTGTACCGTTAGCAGGTGCTCCGGCTGGTTCTATATTCGTAGGCTCTAATTGTGACAGATCAATATTAGCACGTAGGACGTAAGCTCTGTTGGCTAATCCTAAATAGCTATAAGCTGCTAGAAGACCATATTCGTTGGTTTCATCTGCATGCACTGGCGTGCCATCGACAACTTTAAATTTTGGCTTGCCAAACAATTCTACAAGTTCACGCTGACTTGTTAATAGATATGGTTTAGCAGCATTTGCTGGCATTGTTCCTGCTGCGTAGCCTGTTCCGCTTACGCTGTCCTTATTACTCGCTGTTGCAAGAATAATAAGAGGTACTGTGCCTTGTCCAGCCGGTCCATACTGACTTTCATCAGTTACGCTAATGGCGACGCCTGGGGATACTAGTGTATTGGCCATGTTTTTCTCCTTATTGGTAGGTTAAAAGTATTTACCATAATAAGGAGAAAAGAGCCTATTTAGCTCAGAATACTAAATCAGGTGTT